TCAATGATAATGCAGTTACAACAGCTAAAATAACAGCTGACGCAGTAACTGGAGCTAAAATAGCTGATGACCAAATTAACTCTGAGCACTATGTTGATGGGTCTATTGATACAGCACATATAGCAGATTTACAAATTACTACTGCTAAGATAGCAGCAGATGCAGTTAACGGTACAAAGATAGCAGACGATTCAATTAATAGTGAGCATTATGTTGATGGCAGCATTGATACAGCCCACATAGCAGATGCACAGGTTACAACAGCTAAAATAGCAAACGGTGCAATTACTGATGCAAAAATTGCTGGTGGTTCTCTAGATAATAGATACTACACAGAAACTGAGTTAGATGCTGGGCAGTTAGATAATAGGTATTATACAGAAACAGAATCTGACGCTAGATACTTTAACATAAGTACTGGAGACACTATTAAAGATGGTGATTCATTTCCAGACAATGATACAACAATCGCTACAACCGCAGCTATTAATGACAGGATTATTGATTTAGTTGATGATGTAGGTGGTTTTGTACCTATAGCTAATCAGACAAGTTTTCCAACAGCTAACCCTGATGTAAACAACGGTACTGGTACTATTGTATCAGTTTCAGCAGCTTCAACTAACTTAGCTCCTAGTGGAACTACAGTTACTATTGCAAATGGAGCTGGTACTGGTAATACTGTTACTATAACAGGAGTGCCTGTTACCATACCTTCGGGCTTTGGATTCTTGGTAGAAACAACTTCTACTTTACATACCTATACATTCCATAGATTAAATCCAAAAGCAACAGAGGTTACAACTGTAGCTGGTATTTCATCTAACATTACAACAGTTGCAAATAATACAGCTAATATAAATGCTGTTGCAGCAGATGCTTCAGATATAGGTGTAGTAGCAGCTGATGGTACTGACATCGGATTGGTCGCAGGGTCTATAGCTAATGTAAATACTACAGCTGGCTCAATAGGCAATGTAAATACTACAGCTACAAACATAGCTAACGTAAACAACGTAGGAAATAATATATCTAATGTTAATGCTGTTCATAATAACGCATCTAATATAAATAGTGCTGTATCTAATGCAAGTAACATTAACAGTGCTGTATCTAACGCAAGTAATATTACTTCAGTTGCTGGTTCTATATCTAATGTTAATACAACTGCTGGCTCAATAGCTAACGTAAACACAGCTGCAAGTAATATTAGTAATGTAAATAACTTTGCTAATACATATCAAATAGCATCTTCTGACCCAACAACAGATGGTGGTGGTAACTCACTAGCAGAAGGTGATCTATACTTCAACACTACTGCTAACGAACTCAAAGTTTATAATGGCGGTTCTTGGCAAGGTGGTGTTACAGCTAGTGGTAACTTTGCAGCTAAAACTGGTAATACATTTACTGGTACTAACATACATAACGACAACGTAAAGTCTGTTTATGGTACAAGTTCTGACGGATTAGAAGTATTCCATAATGGCAGTGATTCTGTAATTAACGACCAAGGTACAGGTAGTCTAAAACTACAAACTGGTGGTAATACAAAAGTAGAAATTACTGGTACAGGAACTTCTGTTACAGGTAATATTGTTGTCTCAGGTAACGTAGATGGAAGAGACGTATCTGCTGACGGTACTAAATTAGATGGTATATCTAGTAGTGCTATTGCTAACGTAGTCCAAGATACTACACCTCAACTTGGTGGTGACTTAGATGTACAGTCTAGTAAGGTAACTACAAGTACAAGTAATGGCAATGTCAAGATAGAACCTAACGGTACAGGTGTTGTAGAAGTTAGAGGAGCTGGTGGTAACGATGGTACACTACAGCTTAACTGTTCTCAACAGAGTCATGGTGTAAAAATTAAGTCACCAGCTCATAGTGCTGGAGCAAGTTATACACTTACTCTTCCTAATAGCCTTACAAACAATGGTGTTTTAACAACAAACTCTAGCGGTACATTAAGTGCTGGTTTACTTGGTACGAGTAATATTGCAGACGATGCAATTAATGGAACTAAGATAGCTGATGGTGCAATCAATGCTGCTTCGATGCTGTCTGACGCTGTTATTCAAGAAGCTAAGATACAAGGTAGTGCAATTAGTACATCTAAAATTGCAAACAGTGCAGTCAATAGTGCAAAGATTGCAGATAATGCAGTTACTACAGCTAAGATTGCAGATGATGCAGTTAATTCAGCCAAGATAGCTAATGGTGCAATTAATGCTGCTGCAATGCTTTCTGATAATATTATTCAAGAAGCTAAAATTCAAAACAGTGCTATTTCTACAGCCAAGATTGCAGACGATGCCGTAACAGCAGATAAACTAGCTAACACAGCAGTTACAGCAGCAAGCTATGGATCATCAACATCTATACCTTCTATTACTGTCGATGCACAGGGTAGAATCACAGCAGCATCTGGTAACACAGTTGACACAGATCTAGTTGCTGACACTTCACCACAGCTAGGCGGTGACTTAGATACTAATAGTTTTGAAATATCATTAGATGATAGTCACGCTGTTAAATTTGGTGACGGTTCAGATCTTCAAATTTATCATGATGGATCTCATAATAGAATAGACAGTTCTAACGGTAATATATATCTTCGTCATGGCACAGATAACGCCATATTGACACAACCAAATGGTTCAGTAAGTCTTTATTATGATGATAGTAAAAAGTTTGAGACAATAAGTTCGGGCGTTACTATCACTGGCGATGTATTATCTAGTTCAAACGTAAAAGTTAACGATAACGGTAGTCTTATAGCTGGTTCTGGTAATGACCTACAAATTTATCACAGTTCTAGTGACAACAACTCTTATATACAAGAATCAGGCACTGGGCATTTAGTTGTAAAAGCAGATGACTTTTATATACAAAATGCTGGAGCTAACCATTCACAACTTATATCAGACTCTGATGCTGACGTTAAGTTATCCTTTAATGGTACAGAAAAATTCCAGACTACCACTGACGGAGCTAAAGTCATAGGTACTGGTAACTTTGTTTTACCTGCTGGAACTTCAGCTCAAAGAGGTTCAGCTGCGACTGGTGCTATAAGATATAATACTCAAAATGGTCATATTGAATTTTATAATGGAACTACATGGGGGCCAATAACACCAAGTACACCACAAGTATACAGCGTATCAAATACCACAACTAATGGTGCTGCTGGTACTTCTATGGTTATTAGAGGTGAAGGTTTTGTAAGTGGTGCAACTGTTAAATATATGGGTAGTGATGGTACTTCTGTTACTGCTGGTTCAGTAGCTTATAACAGTGAAACACAACTAACAGCAGTTAGCCCTGCTTTACTTGTATCTGGTGTTCCTTATTCTATTAAGGTGACTAACCCTGATGGCGGTGAAGCTGTGATTGGTGCGGACGTAGAAATTTCTGCTGGTAATGCACCAGCTTGGTCAACAGCTTCTGGACAGCTTGGTAGTAACCAAGTTAAAAACGTAGCTGTTAGTGGACTAACTGTTGCTGCAACGGATGCGGATAGCCAAGCTATTACATATTCTGAAGTAACAAGTGTGTTAACATCTAACGCTAACACCCCTGCTGCAACTATGAACTTGTCATTGAACAGTTCTACAGGAGCTATTACAGGTACAGCTCCAAACGTTACATCTGATACGACTTATACCTTTACACTTAGAGCAACTGATACTGCTGGTAACACAACAGATCGTTCATTTAATATTGTAGTTCTTGCTGCACCAGCAGCTATTTTGTGGTTTGCAGGTACTGGATACGGTGCTACTGGTAGTAGATCAGGTACAACATGGAGTCATACAGGATATAACCCTAACGCATCTGGTGGTGGTAATGCTAATAACGATAGATTACGTGTATATGGTAATGGTACTGGCGGTACATACGCTGGATTCCATCACTTCTTATACAGTAATGCAATAGCTATACCAACAGGACACGACAAGGCTCAAATCTATATTTCAAGTATATATACAAACGTAAACGGTTATCGTTACAACCAAGGTAATGGTTGGACAACATCACAGCCAAGTGGTAACTCACATGGTTCTGGAGCGTTTGGTGCACGAAACATGGGTTCTCATGGAAGTGGATTACAAACTTATGATATACCAGCTTCACATCAAGGACAAAATAGATACTTCCAAATGTTTGTATTTGGTGGACAAAACGGTGTTCAGTATCAAGAAATTACATTACTGAAAACATATAACGTAAATAATCCTTAATGGAAATACCCACCATAGTATTGCCACCTGTTCAACAGATAGATACAGTTGAGATACCGTTACCTAGAGCTGACGTGCCTTACTATATTCCTATGGTTGTACCTCCTAGCGATCTACGAGATGCAGAGGGTGCTAAACCTGTAGAGACTACAGAGGTTCCTTCGGCTCCAAGGCTAAACTTACCACCCTTACCACCCATTCCTATACCCTCGTCTGAAGTACTTGTTACAGCGGCAGCAGCGGCTGTTACAGCGGTAGCTGCTACAACTCTTACTCAGCCGATTATAGAAAGTATTAAAAAGAAATTACAGAAGTTCTTA